CCAACTGTTTCCTGGCTGAAGCGGTGGGGCGACGTTGCTGATCGGTTCCCCGAGTCTGTGCCTCTGGCGTTGACTCGTGAGAACTGTATCGAGCAGGTTCGCCGTACCGTACGTGAGTATTTCCGGGGGGCGGCCTACACGGAGGAGGAACGGATTCGTCCGCTCTTTCCTTCGACGTCGGCCACCTTCGTGGATACACGCGGCGAGGGAGGGGCAGTGGCTTCTATTTCGCGTCTGATTCGAGCTCTAGGGCTCGAAACTTACGACAATGAGATTAAGTCCGCTGGTCCTTCTCTCGTTTCATTCAGGCTTGTTGAGAATGAGGAGTATGTTGTCGATCGTCTGCGTCGGTTAACCTTCGCCGACGATCCGAATTTCGATGAGATCGATGAGGTGATGGACGTTACGGCCGACTTGCGTCGGCTGCAGTCCCGATACCTGGAATTGTACGAGGCAGCGTTAACGCAGGCCACGCACGATCGCAACTTTGTGAAAGCAGTAGGCTTGGCCGAGGCTCTCAAGATTCGCGTGATTTCCAAGGGATCGCCCTATGTGGGGTTCGTCCTCAAGTCCTTGCAGGGTTTTCTCTGGAGTACTCTCAGTAGGCATAAGTCCATGCGTTTGATCGGGAAACCGGTCACACAAATGGACATTCAAGACTCGATGGGCGCGAAGCTCAGCGAGGATGAAATTTACCTGTCTGGAGACTACAGCGCTGCGACTGACAATCTCGCTCCCTGGATATCTGAGGCCATCGCCGACGAAATTTCGTCGTGCGTTGGTCTTCGGTCCGAGGAACGCGAGTTGTTTTTGCGTGCGCTGACAAGGCATAAATTCGTTGACAACAAGGGGGTTGTACAAGAGCAGAAGTGGGGTCAGTTGATGGGTTCAGTTGTCTCCTTTCCCGTGTTGTGTATTGCGAATGCGGCCATGTGCCGTTGGGTCCAGGAGGTATCATTTGAGAAAGCTTTACAGCTGAATCAGTGTCCTCTATTGGTCAACGGTGATGATTGCCTGCTGCGCATACCACTATCGGGTTTGGAAACCTGGAAACGTATCACTTCGTTTGTGGGTCTGGAACCGAGCGTCGGGAAGTACTTTGCTTCTCGTCAGTTCGCCCAGATTAACAGCGTGAACTATGTTCGTGTTGATCCCTTCGAAGTTATCTCTGACAGTGGCAAGAGTCGCATGTGTTCCTTTTTGGAGACACCGTTCATTAACCTAGGCTTGCTGTCCGGACTCAAAAGGTCTGGAGAGAAGGTCGGTGTGGACGCCGTAGCGGGCAATTCAGCTCGCGATGGTACGATTGGTAGCCGCTGCCGGGATTTGATACGGTGTGCACCCGAGGAGTTGCGTGAACGCACTCTTCGGGTGTTCATTTCCCATCATTATGACATCCTGAAATCAGTGACTGTACCGTGGTATGTCCCCGAGAGTCTGGGTGGTGTCGGCCTTCCTTGGGTCGGCCAACATCGCCCCACCGAACTAGATCGTCGTGTGGCCGCCCGCTTGCGCGAGCGACCGTCTGACTTTCCTGTCGGTAAGATTCCGGGTACTGTATCATGGCTAGTGCACAAATTTATCTATGAACGTTTAC